AATCAGAATAGCTTAATGATTTACCATCTACTTGTGAAATAACACTGCCTTCTACTCCTATAGTAATAACTCCGCGTTCTTCATAGGTTACTGCAGTTAAGGGGAGAGTAAAACTCTCATTCACTGGTGCTAAACGAGGTTTTTTCTCTTTCTTAAATGCATTTGTTAAGAACTGAGTAGCTTTATGACGGAACTTAGCGAATACTGATTCTACATAATAGTTGTCATCTTCTTGAGGCTCTACATAATCATTAACTACCTCAAACTCATCTTCAGCATCTTCTACATTTACAACTGCTGTTAATTTACCATCAATGTTTTTAATGGTTACGTTATCAATATCAGCACCAAATACAATTTTTTCTGCCATATATTAATCTCCAAAAAATCCTACTAAATCTATAGCATAAGAACGTCCAGCTCTAAGACCTTTACCATAGATATTTCGGTTATTACTGTTATACCAAATTAATCCACCATCCCAAGTTTGAGCACTTGCTTTGTCTAGATTATTTGGTGCGTCTTCAGGTAGTTTAAAGATTACTGAACCATCAGGGATATCTTTAAGTACCTTAAATTCTAAATGTGTTTTACCTGTACCATCTAACACAGATAACATTCTATACTGAGGGTCTAGGTATGCCCTTGGATTTTCAGTAGTCATAAATTCTTTGTCTAAAGCAAACTCTGCCATATACCAGTTATATGCTTTAAGTACACGAACCTTACCATCTTCTACTGTAAAATCTGAAGGGTGAAGTTCTGAGATTTCTGCTACTTTCATTATCCAAAGAATCCTATTAAATCAAAAATATATCTTTGACCTGCTTTTAGACCATTACCCATAACCCATGGACTTCCTTTATCCAACCACACTGAAGTACCATCCCATAATTGAGTTTCAATCAACTCTAAATTCTTAGGTGCATCAGGGGGTAATTTAAGCAACATTTGACGAGGACCAATAGTTTTAACCATTTTAATGTCTATGTGGATTTTACCCATACCATCCATAACAGTAAGCTGTCTACGTTCCTGCTTGTCGTAGTCTACAGGGTTATTTGTTGTAACAATATCTTTACCTACTGCAAAGTCTAATTTATAACTTTTAACTACTTTACGAGTACGTACTTTATCGTTCTCAATAATAAAATCTTCATCATGTAAGTTTAGGTCTTGTACTACTTTCATTTATACTCCAAAGGGGGATTGCTCCCCCATATAGATTATTTAGCAAGTAAGTAACCTTTAGTATCACCTGCCAAGTTTTGTACTTCTTCACCTTTAAGAACTTCAAGCAATGCTGCTTTAGCTTCTGGTGATTTAAGTAATTCAACAACTGTAGTTTTGAAATCAGGTAATACTTTGATTTCAGTCCAGTATTCAGTAGCTGATTTAGGGGCATCCACAAACTTAGCTAAGTCTGCTTCGATTACAGAATCATCAGATAAAGTTAATTTTAACTTGTTATCTTCTGTAAGTTCTGCACCTTTTAATTTAACATCAACTGCTTGAGCAGGTAATGGTAATTCTTCAGTAGTTTCATCTGATTTAGTAACTTTAACTTTGTTATCAACGATTTCAATTTTAGTGACACCTACGGTTGCTGCAGGCAAAGTTACTTGACCTTTTAAACCAGTCTCAGTACGTTCAAATTGTACGTTACCTTCGTTGTTAATTTTAACTTCAAGTACGTTGTTTACTACTTCAGTTGTTTGACCTACTTCAGGTTTTTCCATGAATTGAATAACAGCCATTTTAATTTTCCTCTATTTTGGGTTAAGTTTAAGTAGCCTTAATAGGCTACAAGTTTATTAAAGTCTATCGTTTGGATAGACTCTAGTTGGTCCACGCTCTATAGTTGCTACATCTGCTGGGTAAGCTTTAAATCTTACAGTACCAGCAAAGTTAGCTACTTCCACTAATTCGTCTTTACGAACAAATGCAGTAGTATCTACTTTATCTCCAGCAGGTGTATCTTCTAACGCTTTAACACGTGCAGCTAATGCAGAATCATCGTATACAGTATCTTTGTCTTCCTTACCTTCTAGAGCAGTAATACGTGCTTCTAAGGTAGATGGATCAAATACAGTATCCTTATCTTCTTTGTTTTGTAGTGCAGTGATTAAGTTACGAATAGCAGTATCATCATATACTGTATCTTTATCCTCTTTCTCTTCTAATGCTGCAATACGTCCTACTAAAGAGCTAGGGTCAAAGATTGTATCTTTATCTTCCTTAGTTTCTAAAGCACTTACTCTTGCTTCTAATGTAGTAAGGTCTGTAGAACCAGTACCACTAGCATTTTCAAGAGCTGTTACTCTAGCTTCTAATACAGAAGGGTCATATACAGTGTCTTTATCTTCTTTGGCTTCTAGAGCTTCAACCTTAGGTTTTAATTCATCTAGAGCTTTCTGAAGAGCTTCTAAACTAGCTTTAGCTTCAGCATCCTTACATTCAGATACTGATTTGTCTAACACTGATTTAGGAGCTTTAAGGAAAGTACAGTCATCTAAGATAACAAATACTTCTTCACCTACAACAGTAATGTTCTCTACTTTAAAAGTATGGCAACATGGTTTAGGTGGTACAGGAGTTGGTAGAGGTTTTGCCTCAGGTTTTTTGTCTTCTGTTACTGGAGTAACTGAAGGACAGCAACCATTATATAATCTAGTGTTACACTTAGACATTCTTACCGCCTTTATTTTTGTTTAATTTGTCTGACAACCAAACCTACAATACCTAAACCAGTAATGAACCATGGTTTCCATGATTCTGGTAATAAGTCTGCAACTGGTTTAACAGTTTCATTCAACACTGGAGTAACAACAACACCTGCTAATACCCAGTTAGACCATGAACGAATTGCATCTTTAAATTTAAAGAATTCCATAATTTCTCCTATTCAACAATAACTTGAATGTACTCTGAATTTACAGAGTCTGTTGGTTTAGCATCTGCACTTACTGTAATACTATTAGCAGTAATAGTAGTCTTACCTTGCGAGAATACTTGGGAAGCATAATTCTCTGTACTGGTATAGTTAAGGGATGCTGCAGTTCCTGATTTAACAGTAAATACTAACTTATCTACTACTTCTGCTGGATTAAGAGAAGTAGAATAGCTAACTCTAAAAGAAGCTTTAATTGAAGAAGGTATAACATTTACTGTAGGAAATGTATCACTCCCACCTTTTTTAATTAGTTTTTCTAATTTAGTAGTACCACCCACAATATTTGAAGTAGTGATAACTAATTTTTTAGTAGGTATCGTAGCAAATACAGTATACGATTGCCATTTACAGTTATTACCTTGTGGGCGACAACTAAATGCAAATGATGTTATATCTTCAGTAATTTCTAGAACACCTCCAGAAAAAGTAAATCCGCCTGTACCTGTTTTTTTAGCATTAGCAGCATCTGCAATAACACCATCTGCATCACACTTAATAGAATAGCTATTACAAAAAGTTCCATTAGATAGAATAATTCCATAAGAATAGAATCCCCCAATCTTAGAGTATCCAATTACAGTAGAGGCATTAACTAATCTAATTCTTAAACCTTTTAATGAACGTCTATTAGCAAACACATTACTTCTTTTAGTAGCGATTGCATTTAAATCATTCGAATATTGTGTATATTCCACTTGAGTGAGAACAACATTACTATCTAACTCAGTAGCAGTAACTAGAGGACAATCCACACTAGGAACATAGTTAGGATTACTTCTAGTAGTTGCAGATAAAGTAATGGTATCTGAGTTATTACTTACATTCTGGTCTAACGCACTATGAGGAGTTACTGCAGAAGAGAACTGATAAGTACCTACTTCAGTAGGAACTACAGTAAATCTTACAATAGCAGTACCACCACTAGCTAAACCATGAAGTTTATAATTGAATTCAGATACAGTTTCAACTCTATCTACTTTCTCGGAAGATACACGTACATTCTTAATCGTATATCCACCACCTGCAGGTTTTACAATAACCCAGTCAGTTAGTTCATTCTTACTAACTCCAGTATTAGATACAGTAACTGTAACCTCATACTCTTCATTAGTGAATGCTGAAGTCTTATTCGCTGCAATTCCTACTCCAACTTCTTGAAAGAAGTTTTCATTAGGAACTAAGCGAACACACTTACCATCTTGTTTAGCAAGGATAGATGTACCTTTTTTCCAACTAGCTAAAGGAAGTGCACTGATTGCATCACAATCTAATCCACCAGAACCAGTAGCAGTAGATGATAATTTACCATCAGGACTAACCGTAATAGTAGTACCATCTACATAGTCAGTTAAAGATACATCATACTTACCTTCGGCTTCATTCCACACTAAACCTTTACCCATGTTATCTGGAATAACTCCAAATACAGCAGTATTGTCAGTGGATTTATCACCTTTAGTATGTTTATCCATTATTTAATTCCTTTAATTTGAAACATTACTTTAATAGAATCTTGGTCTAAAGTAGCAAATGTATGAACCCCTAACCAGATATAGTTAGAAAATAGTTCTCGATTTACTAACCAAGTAGATTCAGTTCTATACCCACTAATGTCCATTGCCATAGAATTTACAGATAAGATTTTACTCATGCCTAATTCAGCAGCAGTAATTTTAATTCGAGATTCTTTATAATACAGATTTTCTGTATCTACAAAATGAGAAGTATCTGTTGATGCTCCAATCTCAAATCTACCTATTGAATGGGGAAAAGCATTATCTGATCTCTCTTTAGGAACTGTATCTAAAGGAAATTTAAGTAGTCCATTTACTTCAATTAAACCATTACCATAATCAATAGTATGTTGCTGTCCAATAACTTGTGAATTAACACTATCCACAATATTAGAAGCAACTGGAGCATTTACAGCTTTTTTAATGACTACTTTATTATCCTTAATCTCTAAACCATCACCTACATTTACTTCGTATTTACCAGTTGATTGATTAAAGATAATTCCACTACCCATATTCTCAGGAGTTACTGCATATACAGCAGAGGTATCTTCAACACCATTACCTTTTGTATGTTTACTCATATACACTCCTATGGTCTAATTAAACCAATTTGTGTTCTACCACTTGCATCTTTCAATGGTACGAAACCAGCAAGTAATTGTTCTACTGCTGTTAATCGAGATGTTAAGCCAGTTAATTGGTCTACTAAGTTAGCCACTTGAGCAGAAGTAATGTTCACATTAGTACTACGTTTCCATGGTCCCCATTGTGAAGGATCAGCTAATGTACCATCAGGTCTCATACCTGCATCATTACTACGTTCCCAAGTAACACCATAGTTAGAAACAAATTGTTGTACTTCACGAGAAGAAGCTAACTGCCAACCATTAAAGTCATATGCAGAACCATCTTTTATTTGACTAATTTCAGTAGTACCTGTTTGAGGTTCTTCTGCTTCGTAATTAGCAGGCATACCGATAACATACTCACCTTTAGTTTTATGAATTTCACCATAGAAAGGAGTAAACCCTAATCTACGGATTGGTTGGGATAAGTTATTTAAGTCAGTAACTTTTTTAGGTTCTGCATCTTTAAGATATAACTTACCACCAATTACTTGGAACTCTTCAGATACATCTAAGTTAAGTGGGCTAGTTCTAGTACCATTACCTTTGATTGGAGCATTAGCAAATGTCTGAACACCATTAGTTTCAAAGTCAGTAATTTTATCGTTTACTGCTTTAAAAGGTTCTTTGATGTTATGGTTAACCCAGTCAGGATCAATTCTTGCTTTACCGTTTTCATCAACAGAAATAGATTTACCATCTACGAAATCTGCTGGTTTAACTTTAAGTACACCATTTTCTGCTACTAAACCATTACCAGCCATTGATGGTGCAAGAGCTTTACGGATAGCTTCAAGAGTAACAGGGAATTTAGTACCACGTTCGGTAGTAATTACAAGAGAGTAGTTATCTCCATCTTTTTCTAAAGTGAAACTTTTAATGGATTCTAAATCCTCAATCATTTTAATGATTGCTTTATCTTTCGCTTCTAGACGATCAATATGATCTTGTAATTCACAAGAATCTACTAAGTAACACCAACCAGTATCTTTAGATGGATAACGAGGATAACCATCTTCTTCCATGGTCGTTTGGCAACAATTACAAGGGTCTGGAGCTGACTCTTTAATTACAATAGATGGTTCTACATCACGATGGGTAATCCAAAGTTTACCATCATGACTTACTACTGCACCTGCTTTGTAAGCTTCATAAGGAGAGAATTCAGGTACACCTCTGTCATAGATATGACGGATAAGTGCAGTAACATACCAAAACATATTTGATACATCACCGAATCCTACATCACCTTTGATAGCTTCAAAACCTTTCTCTACATCACCATCAGCAAATGCTTGTACATCTGATTGGTTTAATAGAGGTTTACGACTACCTAAAGGATTTTTTAAGAACAAGGTACTTTTAACTTTCTCAGCAAATACCTTAACAATTTTAATACGTTTCATATAACCTCATTAAAATGCTTTAATTACACGTTTGTGAGTGGTAGATACATTAGATGCACCATTACCCCTAGCTTTGATTAAAAGTCTAACAGCAAGCGATTTAGGAGCATTTACAGCTTGATCTTTACCAACACTTACCATATTAACTTCAGAGAAACCATAGACATCTGCTTTATGAGCTACTAATACATATGGAGTAGTAACAATTGATTGTTTAATATCTCCACTTACAGAACTCTTAACAACATCTTTAGCTAACTCTCTACTCATACCTAATGGGTTAAGAGTATTAGACTCATCTACCACAAAAGGCATAGCATCAAAACTACGACTTGGTACTGATTCTTCTGCAAACTTTCCTGCTAAACCAGTAGTAAAGAAATACCCCTGTAAATCAGGGAAGGTATTAGCATCTAAAGCAGCTAACCATCTAGATTGAGATTCCATTGGTAAAGCTAATGCTAATCCTCTTAATACTTGTTTTAATTCAGGATACTTAACTAATGCACCTGCATTACTGGTTACTTCTACCCAGCCATCTGGGATAGACGTGCTAGAAGCGAAAGAGTAAACCATGCTTCCAATAGGTAAGCTATCGTTGCTACCATTATTAGTAATTTGACTAAATACATCTGTACCTAACACTTTAAATAATTCTGGGTAAGTAATTCTATTGAATGAACCACCTCCCACATAAGGAATAAATCCTTCTAATTCCTGTCCAACAGGAATAGTAAGAATAGTACCAATAGGGAAAGGACTTTCTGGTTTTTCAACTTGAACTCTACCTACCTGAATCCAATGAGATGTTTGAGTTGGATGTTTTAAGTTGTCATTTCTTTTAGAAATATACAAGTTACCATTAAACACCACTACATCATTCTCTTGGTATCTAACACCTACATCATACTCACTGAACTTAGCTGCATCTCTTGGTTCTACACCACATGATGTTAATTTACAACTCATAGTCTACAACCTCCAGTGGATGCTTGTTCCATAGGAACTTCTGCTACTCGTTTACGGTTAATACTTTCATCATTACCGTGAGCTTCAGATTCTTGAATAGCTTTTTCAGCCATTGCAAAAGCACATTCAGTTTTGGTATAAATGTACGTCAATACTGCATCACTTGCCTGTAAGTGAACCAACAAGCTAATGTTGTTCTCATTACATTCAATGATGTCCTTAACTAACAAGAGACGTTCTTCAATACGTTGCTCAATTTCATTCATCTTCTCTAACTGTTTATTGATTTGTTGATCATGAACAGCTTGTTTAATTGAAGCAATACCTTTAGCTACTTCAGCCTCAATCATCTTAGTGAGGTTGTCTTTGATATTGGTTACTTCAGAAAGAAGAGAATTACCTTCCACAATTAAACACTCAATCTTATCTTTGCTGATTTGTGTTTGTTCATTGAACTCTTCTAATTGGGAGGTAAACGCTTGAATTCTAGGTGCAAGGTCTGCCACCATAGGAATGTTCTTATTAGCATATAAAATAGCATTTAGATTCTCAGATACCGTAACTACATCACCTAAGTAAGGTTGAAGAGTTGTAAGTGCAGCAGTAGAACCTTTAAGTTCATACAAGCTCTCAATCTGAGTATAGAGATCGTATAGCCATCTCATATTGTCATGGACATGACGTACAACATCAAAACCTGATTGTCCTAACTGAGCTTCACACATACGATGAGTATTGTGTACACCAGCAGGTCTGTAATCATAAATAGGAAGCATTAAAGCCATCCTCCTAACATAGGTTTGATATTAACCCCAGTAGTAGATTTATAACCCACTCCCTGAGCCTTAAGGTCTTCAATTAAGGTTCTAAATTTACCGTAATAGAAGTTACCTACTTGAGCTTCATTACCTCCCATAGACTGATACACTAGGGATGCCACATATGCCTGCAATGCTCCATTGTATGAAGTTGGAAGTTGAATGGTTAGCTTGCTGTCTAGTGGTTCATTTAATGGAATTCTAGGGTGTTTAGCTCGATACATTACAGTAAGATATCTACTATAATGCGTACCATCTGAAGTTTGGATACAGTTATACTCTGGTGTAGTTACACCATATGGACTGTAGTCATCGTTCAGAGGAATTCTTTGACCCTTATCATCAAACACTTCTTGAATAGCTAATACATCATCTTGAAATGGTTCAAACTCAGTATCCATAATATAGGGTTGAGGATGATGACCACTCACAGAATAATGACTGTCTAAATAGTATCGGTTAATACCATCTCGAAGTTGAATAGTGACTTGGGAATCTTTGATTGGAAAAATAGAATAGAGATAATCCAGAGCTTGATTAAGAGCTTGGATTACCACTGGAATATGTTTTTGAATAATTTGGTATCCACCCATTTCTACTACAGTGGAACCTTGTAAATCGCCTAAAGCAATATCTTGTAAGAAGTCTTTTAATTTCATTTCACTAAGCTAAATAAGTATTGATGTTACCGTCTTGCTCAAATACCTCAGTGAAGAATGGATTGCCACTTGCTTGTGAGTTAATTGTTTTTTGACTTTCTAAACTGTTCTGTTCTGCTGAAGGATATACTACATACATCTGGTCTAATTGTGAAACCATATCTAACGCATCATCATGCACAGATTTAATCCCATCAATAGTAACAGTAGATAATTCTTCAAGCAACTCTTGTATTAAAATACTATCTTTTAATTCTTCTGGCAAGAAAATCTTTTTCTGTTTAAAGAATGGTTCAGTTAAACGGAATCTATCCATTTTATTAGTTCTAACTGCAATACCTTCTTTAGATGATCCTTTACCTTTAGCAATCGTAAACCAAGTATTTCTTTGTAACATCTGGTCTTTAAACAAAGATATAAATCCTCCTTGTTGACCAGTTACCTCTAAACCAACAGACATAGGTTTATACTTATTAACAAAATCAAAGATCCTATTAAAGGTCTCATTCATTAAGAATCTTCCTAATGCACCATCTACCAAGTATCTATTCTGTTGATGGTCTACTGCCCATACACCTAATACAGTATAGTCAGCTTTTCTATGTGTACTGGTTGCAAAGTCAGAAGTAATATACCAGTTGTATCTTTGAGGATTCTTAAGGATATCAGCTCTCTTATACCATTGAATATCTTCATCTAGGATAACCCTATCTTCCTCAGAAGCAATTCGTAACATATACTCTTGTTTGAATGCTTTAATTTGTCCAGAAGCCAAGGCAACATTATATTGTTCCTTCACAAAGTCATAAGTAAATCTGTCTTCCCATGAACCATGGAATTCACTTCTACTGCAAGGGAACTCATTACATACAGGATATACGTTTACTTCCCACTCACCTGACTCAACTACCGTATAAATAGGGTCATTCTTATTAAATGGTGTACCGTTAAAGATAATCTTACGTCTAGTAGGATGAAGTGCAGGTAATACCCCTTTAAAGATAGTATCCTTAATTGAGGCAATAACTGTAGGACTATTCGCATCGGAGTCAGATAATAAGTCATCAAAGATACAAATCTCAGGACGTTTATTGAAGATATTAACTCCACGAACCCCAGTCTTAGCACCATACAACTTACAACCAAACTTCTTACCATCAATATTCGTAAACTCTAAATAAGAGTCAGTAAATTTAGCTTCTGGTAAGTACTGCTGTAGGAATGCACTAGAATCATAGAGAGACTCTACCCCTTTCCTTAAGTTCTTTGCACCATTCTCCATTGTATCCCCAATGAATATCATAGTATTCAATGAACCAAAGTTAGGTAATCTCTGGAAAATAGCCAAGTACAGAACCAAAGAAACAGACATAACAAAAGACTTACCTAAACCCCGATGACATAAATTAGCTAACATCTTTTTCTTGGAGATAAGACCATCTACCATCTTATAATGTACTGCAGGAGATACGTTTAACTCTAAGTTAGCCCCAATCATCTTAATAAAGTTAATGTACTGAATAGCAAACTCACTAGGAACATACTTGTCTAACTCAGCATAGTCCACTTCATTTAAGTAATCTGTAACTGTCTTAGTTACCTTT